CAAAGCCCAACAGAAATCCAAAGTAAAACATGGAACATATGCTGGCTATCGGTCAGAGAAACGGTTAGGGTTACCGATATGCGAAGCCTGCCAAGCTGCTTACGAGGTAGAGAAAGCCGACTACCTATCCAAGACGACAGCCCTAGAGACGGACTCGCCGTTACGCCAGGTGCTGAACCTACTGCACTCAGTCACGACTGCCGACTGGCCAATAGCAAAGGACATAGCAAGTGAACAAAGCTGACATCTGTCCCGACTGCAACAAAAGAAAGTTGCTCGTTCATGTTGCCCTCAACCTTTCAGGTGGCGGATCAATGTGGCTATGCCGGGACTGCTGGGCGAAACGCGAAGCACCGTTTATCCGTGGCAACTACAAAAGTCAATGGGATTGACATGGGGTCTTCATACTTTGAACCGCCCGTCGAAGGCGACTGCGACACCTGCGGAGAATTCATTGAAGGCTGGGCGATCTCGCACAGTTTTAACAAGCAGACCGGGTATCTACGGTGCGCTCGCTGCCAAGAGCTAGAAAACAAATACCAACCAAAGGGGAAATACCAAAATGATTAGAACATGGATACCAATAACCATCCCAACAAGGATCGTGCTTGAATGGACAAGTCCTGACGGCACATCCACATTTACGCGCCGAGCAGTCATCGCATTCTGCATTGACGATGCTGGCGTACTGACATACATGGGTTGTGGTGGACTTGATTACACAAGCAAGCCACGCCAGTTTGCATTCGTTGAGCAACTACAGAACGGAACGTGGCAGTCATGATTATCAACTTCCCACCCGCCGTCCGTGCAGACGATCCCGTGACGTGCATTGAACCGAAGTCCCGTGCCAACGGTGCAGCGCGCCTATTAGACATCTACGCACTACACGATGTCACCGACGAAGAAGCCGTACGACTGCTCCTGGGCCGACCCGCAACACTTGCCGATGAAGGCATCCGTCGTCGAGCATCCGATTTACGAGCTTTGGGCTGGATCGCACCGACCGGGGAGACTCGTGCCAATGACCGTGGTCGCCAGCGCATTATTTGTGCAATCACCGACAAGGGCAGAAATGCCCACATGAAACTATTCGTAAACGACAAAGGCTGACATGAAGTTTGCATACGCAGACCCGCCGTACTTCGGTCGAGCGCACGAGATATACGGCAAGCACCACCCAAATGCTAGGCATTGGGATAAGAAAGAAACCCACGTCGAGTTAGTAGAAGTGTTATGTAACGACTACCCCGATGGCTGGGCGTTGTCATGCAACTCCAAAGACTTAGCGTGGATTCTTCCGCATTGCCCTGAAGATGCCCGTGTAGCGAGCTGGTGCAAGACTTGGCATCAAATACGCCCAACATCCACACAATGGGCATGGGAACCAGTCATCTTTCGTACTATCAAGAAAGACCCCAAGCGACCGATGGTGCGGGACTTCATGATTAGTTCGATGCAAACTGGCCGCATAGTCCCCGGTGCAAAACCGCATAGCTTCAACCGTTGGGTACTAGACCTACTGATATTTAACAACGAAGAAGACACACTAGATGACATTTTCCCTGGTTCGGGCGGGATGCAGTTAGCAATTAACGAACCAAAACTAGACATACAAATAGACGAAGATCTACAACAACAATTTGAATTAGTACAAGGAGACAACAAATGAACCGTGAACCAATAGAAGACCCACGACCCAAGATATTCCCCCGCCGACCCGACTTCGGTATGGGCGACCCCGTAGTACGCGAATCACAACACGACATGGTCGAATACTTGACCGAAGTAACGCGTGACATGAAACGAATCATGGACGAACACACCATCGAACTCAAGAAGCTCGTCGTAGTCCTGACATCCATTCGTGATATGCAGGTACAAGAACAACGGATGCGCCAAAGGTACGGCAAATGAAATTGCAATACGGCAGCCTTTTCGCCGGGGTTGGTGGCTTTGACATGGGCATGGAGCAAGCAGGCTACGAGCCTGTCTTCCAGGTTGAATGGGATAAGAACTGCCAAAAGATCCTGCACCACCATTGGCCGACCGTCCCCAAATGGGGCGATGTATGCGATGTCAACGGCGCAGACCTACCACCATGCGATGTGCTGATCTTCGGATCACCATGTCAAGACCTATCAGTAGCAGGCAAGCGAGCTGGACTCCAAGACGGAGACAGGTCATCAATGTTCTTTGAAGCAGTACGAATCATCAAGGAGATGAGAGATGCAACTAACTCTATTTACCCAAGAGCCACCATTTGGGAAAACGTCCCAGGAGCCCTCTCAAGCAACAAAGGAGCCGACTTCGGTGTCGTCCTCTCAAGTTTGGCTGACATCGGGGCGATTACACAAGAGTACGCCGTGCTGGACGCGCAATACTTCGGAGTGCCACAGCGACGACGAAGAATATTTCTCGTATCTATCTATGATTCTGCAGCCAGCGAAAGATGTCCCGACCCGCTACTACCTCTCATCCAAGGCAGCCGAGGGGATTTTGCGAAGAGCCGAAAGGCGCGGAAAGATTCTGCCCGATTTGCTTCGACAAGCATTGATCCAGGTAATGGAGAAGGGTTCCGTATGCTCGCCTTCGGTCACTACACCGACGACGACACCGCCTCAGCTATAAAGATGCGTGACTACAAAGACGCAACAGACCTTGTAGTCCCAGTCGCATATTCGATCCGTGAAGATGCCAAAGCTAACAACTTCAGCGCAACCGAAACCGACACCGCCCTATGCCTCAATGGTTTAGTGCCATCAACACAGTCACACCATGCACAAATCTTCATTGCCGAACCACAACCACCGTATGTGTTTGACGGTACACGCCACGATGATTTCCGTATGGATACCGAAACCGTTCCGACCCTAAAGCAACGCATGGGAACCGGGGGCGGGCAAGTACCAATGCTGGCCGAACCTATCTATTCATTTGACACCCAGTTTGGTAGCAATGCAGCCGTATTTGAAGACACATCGCCAACACTTAAAAGCAGTCAGCAACCACCGTCAGTATCCCCACCAGGGCTGGCAGTACGTCGACTTACCCCACTTGAATGCGAACGCCTGATGGGATGGCCCGACGATCACACCCGCTGGACGGCAGACGGCAAAGAGCAAGCCGACACCAACCGCTACAAACAATGCGGAAATGGGGTAGCGTCTTGTGTGGCACGCTGGGTAGGCGAACAACTACGACCCGTACTGGAGACATGATGGACGAAGAAGAATGGTTGCAATACGGCATTGACCACGATTTCGTGTGGGGATTCTGCATCCAACACGAAGACGGCATGAACGGTCAAGAAGCCGAAGACCGAGAAAATGCTGACGACTATTGCATTACCGCGTTTCGACTCAAAAGCGAGTACATCAAAGGATTATGATGAACCAACTATCGCCCGAGGAGCAACGATTCGTGGACAAAACAGTTGAAGTCATCTACTTCGCAGGACTCACGGCAACGTGTGTTGCCATCCTGTGGTGGATCATTGGCAAGATTACAAGATGAGCAGAACCGTCGTATGGTTCTCTGCTGGTGCTGCATCCGCAATCGCCGCCAAACTAACCATTGCCCAAAATCCGTCTGACCTAGTCATTGCATACACCGACCCAGGATCAGAACACCCTGACAACAAACGATTCTTAGACGACTGCGAACAATGGTTCGGGCATCCAATAGTCCGCTTAAAATCTAAAAAATATAATGACACATGGCAAGTATTTACCGAACGACGATTCATTGTTTCCCCGGTTGGCGCGTTATGCACCGCTGAATTGAAAAAGAAAGTTCGACGAGACTTCCAGCTACCCGACGACATCCAAATATTCGGATACACGGCAGAAGAACAGCACCGAGCTGACCGATTCCGCGAACAAAACATAGAAGTAGACCTGCGAACGCCGTTAATTGAGTATGGCCTGACTAAAGATGACTGCATCGCCATGATTGAACGAGCTGGAATTGAACTCCCAGCAATGTACAAACTGGGATACCGCAACAACAACTGCATCGGATGCCCCAAAGGCGGCATGGGATACTGGAACAAAATCCGCCGAGACTTCCCTGAAACTTTTAATCGCATGGCCTTAATTGAACGTGACCTGAACGCATCCGTGCTTCGATCTAACAACGAGCCAGTATTCTTAGATGAACTTGACCCTGAACGAGGCAACCACTCCGACGAACCATCATTTGAATGTTCGTTACTTTGCACAATTGCCGAAGAAGATATCAAATAACCGAGTCAGGTGCTGAACCCGACCCGAACCGATCCCCATCAGGCTCGACCACGATCTGAGCTATGACATCAGCCTGGCTAATTAGCGACACAGGATTGAGTAGGCGCAAAGTCTGCCGAACATACCTATCGTTCGTATGGCCGAGCCACTTCGCAATCACCGGGACAGGAACACCACGCTGAAACTGACGCTGGACAGCCCAGCGACGCATATCCTGCACCGTAAGCCGACGACCGACAGCACCCGAAGCGACATCATTGATCGTCTCAGTCGCGTGCTTAGAACCAAACGTCCCGCCGAGCGTAGTGGTGGCAGCGAACACCGCTGTCAGACCTAGAGTCAACACTTCAAGACGACCGTCCACCGGGATCTCGCGCCTGTTACCTCGACGAGAACGCACCGTGACCAGCGTCTTCCCTTCCCAGGTGCGAACATCCGTCTTCCGAATTCGGAGAGCTTCAGCGCAATCACAGCCACCCCAGGCGACCATTGCAGCGAGCCATTCCCACCGAGGCCCACGCGCAGAGAACGCTGACATGACCAGCACCATCTCATCATCAGACGGCACAGTTGAATTATCAAGCACGATGACACGCTTCGGCATCTTCACCGAATGCAAACCGTGAACCTTCAGAACACCAGCCTCGACCAGCGCATCCATCCACTTAGCGACCCCGCAAACACGGGACGCAACCGAGGTTGACGTGTACTGCGAAGACATCCAATCCACAAACAATTGAGCGTTCACTTGAGTGCAATCCAAAGGATGAATGTCCACCAAAGCACACCACCGTTGCCAGGTCATGATGTCCTTCTTATACCGTTTACGAGTATGAATCGAGGCGTAACCCCCAAGGTGATGAGCAGTAATTGATCTAACAGAAGCCATAAACAATGTTTACCACACTTAATCGGAATTATTTGCCTTGAACGCACGCTGAACCCCACCTGCACGAAAATATTTTGCGATCACGCACGCTGTCAACCCACACCCAGCGCAGTTCGGGGTTTGCCGTTCGACCGCCCGTGGTAGAGCTGCCATGCCGGGCGAGGTATTCAGCTCGTAAACGTCCGAAACGCCCGCACCTATGACACCCTCCACATATCGTCATGACGAAATAGACACAACGAAAAACCCGCACCAAGTCGGCGCGGGCTTTTCGTTCTCGGTATGTCGGCGCGCCTATTCGATGACACCCCGCGCGCCTTGGGCGTACGCATGAATAACCGCTACAAGCTCGCGCGCCGACTCGGCAGCTGGACGATCAAGAACAAACCAACGACCGCCACCGCCCCCAATCTTCTCAAGCCACAACGACCAACAACCGCGCGCCGTAGAGCCATATCGCCAACGGTAACCAGGCACCGGGGGAAGACCCCGCGCCACTATCGGCAAACAACCCGACCCGCACCGATGCCCCAACGGATCAAGCCCCGAACACGGGAGACGGTCAACCCGACTAGTCACGGCACACCACCACGAGCGCGCACATCCAACACACCCAACAAGTAAACACGATCACAGCGTCACCAGCCCGCGACGAACACGAACCGACACCGCAGCACCCAACCGACCCGCCGACCGTCCGCGATTCTTCCCGCCGTGCAATAAAAACGTCACACCGCGCACCGCCCCAGTCGGCAAACAAACACGGCACGACGGACACGCGCCCGCGCCCAATTCACCACGCCGAGCCGTCGACCGCCGACCATCCGCGCCGACAACATGAGACGACACGCCGAACGAATCGCGCGCCCACTTGCCCGTAGCCGGGCACTCAATCGGAGCAACCACGGGAGCAACCGCCACGGCACGCGCCCACAACGCGACCGCGTGCGCTTGATCGTCCGCGAGCATGGCAAGCGGTAAACCTAACTTGTGACCCGCCCGCGCCATCTTCGCGACATTCTCCGAATCTGCCGACAGCATGACCCGCAAGTTATCGGGAGCAGGTAACAAGCTTTTAACCTTGACCGCGTCCCGCGTGTAAATCCAATGGGCTACACCTGGCGAAGCCACAACAGCCGACCGAATCGCGCGCCCATACCAGCCCGCAAAAATATCACCAGCAGAATGCCAACGAAACGACGGACGGACAACACCGCGCGCCCGTTGCTGAATTTCCGAATGACGAACACACGCCACCAGCGCATCGATGACAGCCCGTTGACCCCCGCACTTCTTCAAGTGTTGAAGGTTGGCAAGGTTCACCGATGCACCGATAGCGAGGTTCTTGTAAAGGTTCTCCAGCCCTGCCGCGTAACAGTCAACGCACGCCGACGTTGTCGCGTCACATGACCCGCCCGTATCCAATGGGCCAACCGGGAGCGGAAACGCGTTAGCAACTAAAGCAGTACCGCCCCCCTTGGCTGATATCTTCACCGCTGGCGATGTCTTCGCGTCGTGGTGAAGCATGAACCGCAACGACTCGCCACATCGACAGGAAACAAAAACACCGCCCCCCGGTTGAGCGTGAACCGTCGGCAACCAATCCGCGCCACTCATACGACCACCCCCAACGAACCATGCCCGCAACCGTCACAAACAAACGCGAACGAACGCGCGTCGCCCATGACATCCCACGGAACGACCAAAGCAGATCGCGAGTCAAGAAACACGGTAGGCGCGCCGACGTTCTCACAAGACGCGCACGCCACGAGACGAGGAGCAACAAGAGCCCGCGCCCACGAAGACCCGTTCTGTATGGGCGCATTCATAAACGCATTCCAGCGCGCCGCGTCAACCGCGTCAGGAATCGGGAGCCCCAACCGTTGCGCGATCTCATCCATAACGCTGTCGTCGTAGTAGTCGTCACCCGATAGGCGCGCCATATCGTGGTCGTCTAAGTTCTCGTCATTAATCAACACACATTCGGACGCGTCAAAGATCACGCCCGACTCATGCACGATATATCTAGTCACGATTCCACCCCCGCAAAATGAACGCGCAACAACTCGGCGAATTCTTCAACCGTTGCACAAATTGCACGGGCTAGAGAATTACCACCAGCCAATTGGTAAGCCTCATTCACGCGCTCATCAATCCACGCGAGCCGATCCCGCACGCTGTCAACAAGCACGCTCGGATCATGCACGCTGATCCCGCACGCTGGCGCGTCTCCGGGCGAACTACTCGCCGTCATCGATTCATTATCACTCATCATTAACCCCTATCTATTTAGGTCACCCGAATTGGTGACAGTACCTAGCTCGGGACTTGAACCCGCGAGACCCGCCGAACCGGGCTAGGTGAAACCATGACATCGATGCGAATTACTGAATCGCACCCGCAAAAAAGTATCGGGCCACATCCACAAAAGATTTCTCGTCGTTGTTAAAACCCTTTTCAAATTCGGATTCACCACAAGCGACCAGGCAAGCAAGACGAGCAAGACAAACCGAGAGATCGACGTAGAATTCTTCGTAGTCATTGGCGACACAATCCGACCACCACAACACATAGCCCGCCTCCAGCTGAATCGGATCTTTGCCCATTCCCACGTGCTGAAGTTTCGCGCGCTGTGTCGTAACCCTGACCGCAATCCTCTCACCGTTCCACACATCAAATGTGGTTATCAAATTGAATTCCATGACTACCCCTTATCTATTGAACTCGCCCGAATTGGCGAGTAGTGCCGTCTCGGGAGTTGAACCCGACGAAGCCCCCAACGGGCGACAGCTGACCGCTTCAGTCTTCGGCTTCAGTAATCCACTTCAACCATTGGGCACCGAGAGCAAAGCAAAGATCATTCTTTTCGCCCTCGTTGTCATCGGTCTCAAAATAGTCAAAAAACAATTCATCAAAAACATCACAGATCTCATACAACATAGTTTCGGGATCGTCGTTTGCGTCCTCGATGAACGACGACCAACCTCCGCCGAGATCCATAGAACCACCGAAGCAACGACTGACCCGTACTCGTCGGTCGTACTCGGCAACAGCCAAAGAAACCCAAGCGAACAAATGACTATTCATATTTGACCCACATTCAAAACAGGGTTCATTCATGGAATGGACTCGCGGACAACTCACAACGCCACCAACCCAACCGAACCAACGCCGAAACACTTCGCCTCGTCCATCGCCCAAACGCCATCCTCAAATGCATTCTTATATCCACCAATGACAAAACCTTGATCAAAGTGAACCACTTCGCAATTCATAACCGCACCATCAACGATGTCGCCACAATCCGAAATCATGGACACTTCGCCCCAAACAAAACAACCATCAGAAGTCTTAAACCAAGCGAACTCGTCAACCTCAACGATTCCACCATCAACCCATGCCTCGCCGTCGTTGTCCATGACACGAACACAAACTGACTGCCAATCATCACCAGCGAAGTCAATCATCAAGTCATAAAGCGCAGGAGCAACCTCGAGACATTCAGACTCTGAACCAACAAACAACGGACGAATCAAACGGTCTTCACCGTCCAATTCCCAAACCACGTGACTACTCATAATGACTACCCCTTAATAGTTGACCGACCAAGTCGGGCGAGCTCGCACGAACTCACCCCCTGATTCTTCCACATCGGAGCCGACTAGTCAAGTGTTAACCCCCCCAATCTCGCAACCATTCATCCGGGCGAACAAGACCGAAACTATTCGGCAGAACTCGCGACCCAATGACCGACCCCTGTCGGTAAGCACGCTGACCGCATCGCGACAGCCCGAGACCAACGAGACGCAGTCTCGGCGGTAGCACCCCGTGAGGGATCGCGACCCCATCGACCGACCGAGCTCCGAGCTACCCCATGCCCGAACCTAGACGCATTGCCTAGACCGACGCGCTAGACCGCTAGTCCAGGATGCCCCACCACCTACCAGGAGCCGTGCCCATCCACCGACCGACCCCACCCACGCCCATTGGGGGGCCCCACCCCCCCTCTCCCTATTCACTCTCCCGTATTTTTCGACCTTTTTCAAAGGGTGTCCTTGCCGGGGGCTTGGCGTCTTCGACGTTGGTAGGTCAAGGGCTTCCGCCGTTGGCGGCTAACGCCTCACCATCGCCAGCGTGGCTGTCGAAGTTCGTTGTTGTCATCCGTGTGTTGTCACATCGGTGACTTTAACTTTGTCTCAGACCTTTCGGTCTGCCCCAATGCCCTACCGTTGGCGGCCCTACACCGTACCAACACCCGAACCTTAACGATGTTCACTCGTTTCATTATTTAACTACCTACCCACGGCTTACTGGCTGGCATCCAATTCGACTGTTGGCTTGACTCCACGCATGGGATCCGAACCCCCTTTCAGGTCACGTTTCCCTACGCTCCTGGTTAGACAGGCTTACTACGGGCGAGTTCCGCTTGGCGTGTCATCCCGACAGGCTCAAGCTTCGTAAGTTCGGTGACATGACAATATCATGGGGCTGTATGGTGATAAGGTCAGTTTTTGTAACAGGACAAAGTTTATTTGGGAGAAGATATGGCTACTGTTGATGATTTGATGCGGACTGTTACAAGATTAGGTAACGACGCTTTGGTAGCCCAGGCTCGGTTTGCGTTGGAGTCAGCCGGGATCTTCCTAACTCCTGATATGTGTAAGGCAGCTTTTTGTGCAGCAGCGCACATTGTCGAGCTAGCGGAGCGTTCTTATGACGTGAACTCGTTGACAGCAGGCGAAATGGTCGCTACGCAGTCGGTTGGTTCGCTCGCAATGCAGATTTGGGCCACCCTTCACGACCTGACATCAGGCAAAGACCTCATATGACGATGCGTAAAGCGTTTGAAGACGCAGATGACATCATTGAAGGTATCAAAGGTCGCCGTCCCACCCAAGCTAAGTCCACAAGAGTGGTCGAAGACATGGATGAAATCGTCGTTATTTCTAAAGGCGAGGCTCAACAAGCCAAAAGAGCGTCCCGTGCAGCCGACATTGAAGAGGTTCGGGTCAAAAAGGTGCTGGAGAAGGAAGAACGACGCAAGTCAGCCGAACAATTAAAGGTTTTAGGGCAAGATTTGCTCGCTTCAGGGGTCGCAAGTCGTGAAATTCTCCCCAAGTTGGCGCAATCCATCATTGTTGACCTCGGTTTACGCCTAGTTAGCAACGAATGGGAGATCAAGTCCGCCGAAGAAGCCACAAAGGTGGCGAAGATTTGGTATGACATCCTCAGGTTGGAGTCAGGTCAGGCAACAACGATCAACGAGAACCGCACCGGGAATCCCGAAGACCGTCTGTCACGCTTAGAAGAGTTAAGATCAGAAGCGAAAGCCCGTGTCGAAGCAGGGTTGCGAGCACTAGGGGACGGAAACAACGGATGAACTTCTTGTCCGACGACGAATTCGGTCAACTCACAGGTGCAGAACAAGACGAATATTTACGACTGCTTGAGATTGACCTACAAGCATGGAAACTCACAGGCAACAAACGCCAAGAGAAAGCCCACGCCCTCGTCAAGAAGGTTGACTGGCTTCTTTATGGTGGCGCAGCTGGTGGTGGCAAATCCGAACTGCTTGCCTACCACGCCCACGAACTATCAGAGAAATACCCCGGTCACCGCACACTCCTAGTGCGAACTGCGCTCCCCGAACTACGCCGATCACTTATCATCCGATCCCAAGTCCGATACGCCCAACTAAACGTGGATGCAGCCCTACGATCCATTGACAACGTCAAAGCCTGGTGGTACGGCAACGGATCAATCATCGAATACGGATTCTGCGCCCGCGACGAAGATGTCGGACAATATATGTCTGCCGAGTACGACTTTATTGGTTTCGACGAAGCAACCCAATTTACCCCCTACCAAATGCTCATGATGTCAGGCCGACTCCGAACCAGCCGAAAAATGACTGCGCTAGGCGTAAGAACCCACGTTATGTTCGCAACCAACCCTGGCGACCGTGGACACACATTCCTATACAAAATGCTGGTACAACCCACCCAACACGGCAAATACGCTGTTGTCTACGATGTGCGCGACGGATTTGAGAATCCTGAAGTAGTACGCCGAGTCGAACTCCCCGACGACCCAGCAGAGATAGACAAACTAG